GGACAGCGACGCCGACCTTCGACTTCAGGGTTCCGTTGAGCTGGATCGCCGAAACGGACGCACGCAGAATGCCGACAGCGGTCTGACTGCCGTCGGATGCGGACGAAAGGTAGGGCGCAAGGAGTCCGGTAGCGGTCACCTTTCCGAGCACTGTGCCGGACGGGATGAAACCGTTCGGGAAGTGCTGCGCCTGGGTGAACTTCGAGATGTCCAGAGATCCACCCTCGACGTACGGGACTTCGAGGCTGGACAGATCCCAGGAGAGGTCCTCCGTGGGGAACTGCTGGGTGTAGACAGAAATATCCGTCATGGGACTGTGCCTTTCGGGTTAGTAGGTGATTCATTGGTGACCACCTGATGGCGGCCAGCCCATGACGGGCAGATTTTGGAATGTCCCTTGTCGGGGCATAAGGAAAGGGCCGAACCTGATCGGGTCGACCCTTGGTGTTTTTGGTGGTTCAGCTAACCTTTGTGCCGAACCGTTTGGCCGCCTGAGCCTTGCCCTGATCGCCAGGAGCGCCACCAGGCTGCGCACGCGGACCCATGCCCGCAGACGACGGACCCTTCGGCAAACTCGGAGCAGCCGGAGCAAGGGACTCCACGAACTTCGCGACCTTCTCCGCATCAACCTCGCCGGCCTTCACGAACTTGCCCATGTCGGCAAACTCAAGCGCTGCTGCAAGCTTGTCAGCAGCGACCTTCCCGGCAGCGGCAGCACGGAACTCCGCAGCAACCAACTTCGGCAGAAACTTCGAACTCAGCTCAGACTCCGCAGCCTTCTTCGCGTCCGCAACAGCCCTGTCCCTGTCAGACATCAGCTCATGCTCCAGCGCGTCATGCTTCGACGCCTTGTCACGCAGATCCGCCAACTCGTCCGGTGTCAAACCGTCGAATGCTTTGGCGCGACCCTCATGCTTGCGTGACGCCGACTTCCAGTAGGCGACCTGCTGCTCAGCGGTCATCTCAGCAACCGGCGTATCGGCAGGGAACCCCTTGTCAGTGGCACCACCAGTCGAACCGGCATCCTGCGAACCATCATCCGAACCGTCACCGGCCTCGACTTCCATCCGGAAGTCACCGAACATTTCCTTGTTACGTGCAAACACGGCCGCAAGATCAAGCGGGCGGAAAACGTTCTGCATAGTTTCGTTCCTTCCCCTGTCGGGAATCATTCAGCTTGCCCATGACGGGCCAACCCGCACTATTGCGGGAAGATCATTTGCCAGCGCGGCGACTCGCACGCTTAGCGGCACTCTTACGTTTCGCCTGCTCACGTAGCAGCTCATTCAAGTGAACCGAACGGAACCGGGACCCGGGACGCTTCTGCCAGTCATCAATCCGCGACTGCAACGCCGCATCCGACACCTTCGAAAGATACGCACTCGCGGGACTAATTACCGGACCAAGCTCGCCGTGATCATCAACCTGGTACCGAGTCCGCTTCAACGCCGCCGACTGAGTGCCGTTAGCGTCGTCATACAGCGCGCTAAGCGACAAATTGTTCAACGACGAACCCGGATCAGAACCCTCAAGGATCGGAGCCACCGTGCAGTTGCAACGCGCATGAATAGGTAGCAACGTACCCACCTTGTAACGCCGGTCAGACGCCGCAATACACATGCCGCACGTGCCGCCCTTAGCCAACTCCGGGTGAATAACACGCCGATACGCCAACGCCAACCCGGTAGCCTCAAGGCTCTTCTGATCCTGAGCCCGCGCCGCCAACGTGATATCCGTCTCCGTCATCACATCAGCACGAGTCAGCACCGCCCGCAAAGCCTGATCAGCGTCGCCACCAATCGACCGCGAGTAACGGAACTGCTCACCAAGACGCGCATACACATCAACCGGGTCGACACCCTTGCGCAAATCATCAACAATGACCTGACCAACCGGACGAACAGTCTTCCCCGTCTGCGTCGACAACACCATCGACATGTAACCGTCTTCAGCAGACGCCATCGTCTTCTGACCGGCCTGCACAACATCGGTGATCCGCTTCGCAAGCCTGCGGACCGCGAGATCGTCATACCACTGATTGAAAGCCTGTAGCAGCTGTGCTACCTGCGCGTAAACCTGCGCCGCGATCGACTGACGCGCCGCAGCATTCGCATCCACCTGCGCCGTATAAAGCGCAACCCCAGAAGGTAACTCAGGCGGCAGGTGTGACGTCGGTTGCTGGCTCACTACCTGCCCACCCCCCTAAATTCGTAGTAGGCTGGCATCGACGAACCCCCGCGAGAGGCGGAGACCTCCCCGGGGGCGTGACCGACTATGAAGGAGTCGATATGTCAAGACTATCCGAAAGCCGTGCCGCCGAAGTAACTGTCAACGGTTCCTCCGTTGGATCGTTCGACATCACCATGGGGCAGACCATGCGATACGAGACCATCAGGACGGACCTGCCGACCATCAGCCCGTCATGGCGGTACACCGACAAGAATGGACACGCACACCACGGAGACGACCTCAGAGCCACGCTCCGCGAGGTACGGGTGGACTGTGGATGCAGCGCCGTCGACGAGCCGCATGATGTACACGACCACTGGGAATGTATTCAGTGTGGCGAAACCATCGAGCCTGGAACATATATTCCGGGCCCCATCAGCATCCTGTCCGACAGCAGCACCACGATCACGCTCACCGGCGCATCCGTGAGTCGCTTGCTGTCAAAAGTTGATATTGGTCAACCCGTGGAACTTGTTGCCCATTGGGCCGAACGAGGGGCTACCATGAATGCACGGGCCATAGTGGATAGTTACGAAATATATGAATACAGCGCGTCTGTGACAATGCTGAAGGCCGGTGAGGTCACCCTTGATTCACCTCATATTATGCGCTCTGCGCATCGGGTGGATTAGGCGCAGTAGGAGTCGAAGACGGGGCGCCCTTCGGTGCCGCGATCGCCGCCACCATCAGATCCTGCATCCGCTGCGACTTCGCCTGCTCAACCTCAGCCGGCGACTGCTGCCAAATAATCTCCTGCGTCTGCTCCCACGTCAGCGTCTGACCAACCTGAGACGCCGCCATACCCTTCTCAGACAACGAGAAACGCTCAGCAGGAGTCCACGTCACATTCACCTTCGCCGCATCACCACGAGACTCATCACCCATATAACGGAACGCACGAGCAATCGTCTTCGACAACGCACGACCCGCGATCCGCTGGAAATCCTCAACCTTGAACACAAGCCGCTCACGCATCAACTGCGCACCCTCAGCCGACTGTGCAGCAGCATCCGGGGTAAACATCGACATCGGCGTACCCGTCACCGCAGACAAATGCAGCACGTCATCCTTCACCGACTGCAAAATGCCCGTCAGATCAACCTGGTTCGACTCCCACAAGTCACCACCGGGAGGCAAAATCCAGAACGCGTCCGGGCCGGCCTCAAAAACCTGATCCCAGTTAATCGGATTGCCCTGGTCATCCTCATCTTGCAGTGGCTCCGAGCCCTCAGACATCTTCAACGCACGCTGACGGAACGCCTGCAACGTCGCAATAACCACACGCTGCAAAATCCCGTGATTGATACGGTCCAGAAGGTCAGTGTGCAGCTCGAACTCGCCAACACCGCCAGGGTTCTGAATCACATCGACCGGAACCTCAGGATCATCGAACTTCTCCGAGAAAAACCCCTCAGTTACGTCGCCAGGCTCACGAAACGGTGCCATATCAAACGACGCCGCCGAAAACTTCGCCGGAATCAGCTCAGGAGCACCCAGCAAGAACGCCGAACGCGGCTTCCGGAACTGACCCTTACGCGCACGAGTCGCCACCCACTTCTCACCAGGCAACCACAAAATCGCAACATCCAACTCGGCCTCAGCGTCATAAAACAGCTTGAACGCCGCACGAATCGTCCTCGGCCGCACCGGATCAGCCTCATGAATCATCAACCGCGGATCCTCAGCAGTAATGACCGCATGATCGCCAGCCGCATCAGGTGCAGAAGTCGCCAAATACGAACGACCAAAACGCTTCGCCATCCGCGCCGCATCACCGATCGTCACATCCACGTCATTACCCGTAATCAACGCCCACGCCTCAGCATCACCGCCGATATCCGAATCAGCCGCAGTCTGCACCGACCGCAAACCCATACGCTCACACGGCGCATCCACAATTGTCGCCGCAAAGTTCGTCCGCGACGTCGCCTGCAACCGGTAAAACTTCGTCTGCGCAGCCTCAGAACCCCACGCCAACGGCGGCCGGCCAGACGCATACGCCTCCAACAAATTCAAACGAGGCAACTCGCGCTGCAACGCCACCGACAGCCGCTGCATCCACCAACCAGGAGAACCCTTCGTGTCAACATCAATCGGCACACTGGCCCCCTTCCGTCACCTTGCGCGAATAACCCGCTGTTTAGTTCTTGCACGACCAGCACCAGCAGCAACCGCATCCAACCGCGCCTGCCACGCCAACACCGAAGCAACCGCCGCATCAATCTTCGCCGACGAATAGTCCGTTTCCTTACCCAACGCCAACTTGCCATGAGACAAACGGCGACGAGCGTTACGCAAATGCCGCACCAGACCATGCGAACCAGAATGCGTCGCATCACCAGTCCGCAAAGCACCCTCAAGCTGCTCAATAGCCTGCTGCACGGCCGTAGCACGCCCACCAGTCATCCACCACTCAAACGGGTGATCCCTGCGCGCCTTAACCTTCACCTGCGAACCAAAACGCGCCTCCCACGCATTCACGTGAGAACGCCAATCCTTCGCCGGATCAGCATAAAAACCAACCACGTTGAACCGCTTAAACGCCGTATCCAGCGCAGCCTCAATCTCAACAATCGGAGGCTCCCACGAATCCCACTGATCAGGGTCTTCCGCTTCCCAAATGCCAACCTCAAAAAGATGACCATCCGCAACCCGGCAACCAACAAGCGCCGTCGCATCAGGCTTACCTCGAGCGCGACCACGCGAACCATCAAACCCAAGCACGACCGCATCACCATCAGACACAACATTCTCAGGCTTCGCAGAGTTCGCGATCTCATACTCCATAAGCCACGAATCAGCAGTCGAATGCTTCGCGTTCAAGAAGTACCGGACGGAGTCAGCAATCGCCGCACGCGTGTCATAAAACTCATCGACAAGACCATCCAGGTCATTCCACGTCAGCGCATCACCATACGACTCCACCAGAGCCGCACGAAGCTTCGCCTCATCCCCAATGTTGTCAAGGTCAAGCTCACCCCAACGATGATCCAACAACAAACGCTCACGGCGTGCCTTACCGTCCGCGATCGCCTCAGCCAGTTTGTACGTCCCCTCGGCGACCGAATCCTCACCAGGAGCAAACATCGTCGTCGTCTCTAGGTACCACGTCTCCGCGATCTTCTTACGCTTCCGCAAGTTACGCGTAACAGTCGCATACATCCGCCGCAAT